TCTTCTGTACATAGCACGTAAAGATATGCAATACTTTTACTCATTGAACACCTGATACCTAGTAAAATCAAGGCCTATAGGCTCAAACAACTCATTACCAGTCCTTACTGAACGAAACCCAGTCATAGTTGGATTCATTACGTAGTTGACTGGCTCGTCGAGTCCTGTGGGCTGTCCTCCCGTCTTTACCTCCCTGACCTTTCGTACGTGAATCTCCGTAAGCCTGCGTGTCTGTAAATCAGGTGCCTGCACCTTCCTGTGGATGGTAATGAAGCAGTCTGCCCTGTTTACGAACTTACCTCCGCCCTCGGTGTCCTCTGCGTATGGGGCGATGGGCAATCCATCATCACCTTTCCTGCGCTGCGCTTCGGTTACAGCGTGCATATTGAGCCATACGGCTACGTTGTTTGCTGTGCTGTATGTGAGGAACTCAGAAGCTGCTTCGTAGTGGTAGTCATGCACCCCGATGTTAGAGTTCTTCAGGTCAATCTTGAGGCTGTTGTAGGGGTCTACAAAGATGGCGTCGATGTTCTGGATTCGCTTGACTTTCTCCATGAACAGGATGATGTCAGAATAGCTGTAGACTTGGTTGTTGTTGATGATAGTGAAGTGCTCGTTGACCCAGCGGTACGCCTCCTTGCGCTGCATGAAGTTCTGCGTCTTGATGGGCATAGACGTGGCAAACTCCATCAGGGTCATCTTCAGCGACCATGTGCTGTTCTCAGACGAATACACCACCCACTTCCATCCGTGCCTGCGGCTGGAGTTTACCATCAGGTACAGCGCCATCGTGGTCTTGCCTACGTTGCTGTGCCCGTTGATAATAACGAACTCACGCTTGTAGCGAAAGAACTTGTCCAACTCTTCGTCCCCTGTGTCCAGTCCAACCTGAATCTTCCCGTTTACGAAGTCGTCAATCATCCGATAGTCAGAGTCGTCTGAGGAGATGAACGACATGTCTCCGTCATTGATGAGCAGCTCCCGTGTGGCTGACCGCTCGTCGCTGATGATGTCGCGCAGTGGAGAGTTCTTCCCGTCTTCCATTCCAGACCTGATGGTGGACATGGCATGTTCCTCGGAGTCGATGTCTCGCTTGCATATCTCCCTAAAGAGCATACGAACTGCCTCCTCTTCCTCCATGCGTCCAGCAGAGACGTATCCACCGCAGAGGCGTGCAGCCTTGAGCAGCGTGGCGTGCTTCTCCCCGTCCTGCGCCTGACGAATCATACGCGCAGCGAGGTTGAGCTTCATGTAGTCTGTGAACAGGTACTGCTGCACAGGAGCCTGTTCCTCGCTCTTCTTGGTGATAAGGCCGCCAAAAGAGTCGCTCGTGTCCTTGATGATGATGTCTGGGTCGTACGACTCAAAGCAGGCCCTTGACTCGTTGATTCCTGTCTCATCGACTTCCAGGCCATAGGTCTTGCTGAAGTAGGCCTTTATAGCGCGGAAATGGTCTCTGTGGCGTTCTGGGTTGCTGACCTTTACAAGCGCCTTGAGTCCGTCTCCAGAAGGCGACACCCAGCACGCCCTGACGTATTGGTCTGAACCAACCTGGGTTTTGCCCTGTTCGATGTCGATGTGGTCGAAGTCAAGAACTATAAACCCGCTATGCTCCACCAGTTCGCTGTCGGCACGCTTGTTAAACGTGCCACTCCACAGCACGATGGGCAGAGACATCTTGTCCTCCCTCTCCCGTGTGTCCCTAAACCGCTCGATGGTATCCTTGGACTTGCCATTCTGGATTCTGTCGAGCGCCTGCTCCATCCCAATGTGGTACGGCTTATCCGTTTCGTGGATAGACCTGTATAGGGTTACTTTCATTTCCTGTACTCTTTGGCCTTCTTGAGATACCAATCCGCCTTCTGCAAGTCCCTTGTGATGCTTTCGTTGGGCTTGGTTCCTGCCCGCATCTTGTACTTGAAGGCATTCATCTCACAGAAAGCGACGAACTTCTCCTCGCCCCAAATGTCAATCATCATCTCCCACGTCTCTTTCTCAAAAGAGTTGTAGTGAGCGGGGCTGTTTACGAGTTCAACCCCCTGTTCTGCATCCCCATAAATTTGCATAGGTGTATTTTTTTGATTGTTACTTTTCGCTCTGTCTTTGAACCAGCGGCATACAACTGCCTCTCTATGGTGCTCATTGCGTGTCTATCGTCCATGATGTCCATCACGTCATCTGAGTTGCTAATGCACCACACGTCTTTCTCTCTTTTAGATTTCCCGTGATTGTACATCACAGTCATCTCAAGATAGTATATCGGAAGGGGTTGCTGTGACATGGAACTTCTTTTTGATTCGCGGAGCCAACCAGTGAAAGTCTACAGACGTTCCCTTTACATCTACACAATCGTTTTGTGTAAGCAGTATGAGGTTGTCCCCCTCTTTGTTGTCGATTAGCATCACCAAGAACTCTTCGTCAAACTGAGGTATGTCAACCATAGTGTTGTAATGCGACTGGATTATTGCATGGAATGTGTGCTTCCTGTCCTTGCCCTTGGCTTTGAAAGAAGAGGGGCTGAGGAACTCAATGTCCCCCAACCCCCATTCAATCACACACACAAGGCCGAGTGCCTTAGAATGGCAGGTCGTTTTCCACCTGTGTTGATTCATTCTTAGGCGGATTCTTTTCTCGGTACTCCTTTGCGGACTCGCTGTTGGGGTTGTACACCCGTGCGAACGGCTTGCCTCCCTTGCTCATAAAGAGCGTGATGTAGGCCTGCCCTTTCCCGTCTTTGCTTTTCGCAAGGTAGCGGTCGAGGATTTCTTTGATTTCAAAGTCGCGGAGCTTTACGCGCCAGCTTTGAAGTTGACCGTTGTCAAACTTCGGTTCGTCAGCGAATCCCATCAGGACGCTGTCGTAATTCTTCTCATTGCTCATGAGTAAAGGAAATTGGTGATTAAGATGTGGACAGTTGCGAGGACTGCTACGATGAGCAAGTTCTCAAAAATATCTTTTGCCTTAGACTTCATAGTACAGGAAATCTGATTTAGGGTCTGTGTCTTTTGTGACAAACTGCTTGATGCGTGAGAGGGCGGACTTGAACTTCATCTCGCCCTTGAACAGCGTTTCTTCAGAGCATTTAACTACAGCGGGAAGGTACGGATATTCTTTCTCCTGTGCAACCCAGTAGAAGGTTTTAATTCCAGTGGCCTTCGTGTACAGGTACGCTTGGATGTCGTAGCTCAGCTTGTTGACATCGTAACGAAACCCGTCTACACTGCGAGTAGACTTGCTGTCAACCACCATATCTGACGAGAGGCAGTCGATGAATCCTTTGATGAGTACTCCGTCAATCTCTTGGTAGATGGGGACTTGGTAGTCTCCGTTGAAGTAGCTGTCGAGAATCTTGCAGGAGTCAAGGCGCTCAATCATCTCGTTTGCCTTCTTCCAGTCATCAGGATTGCAAATCGTCTTGCCTTTCAGAGCATACTCCTCAACCATAGCTGCCTTCACCTCCTTGTATTCGTTGGTGGCTGAAGGGCTCTTGGTCTCTTGAGTTTTAGATGAACACCGCTCAAGAACTGCCTCGTGGTCAAGGATGACGTAGGTATTCATCGCCTTCTCACGCTCAAATAACAGCATGTCGTACATGGTTCCGAAGTCAAGGGCATCAGACTTGTAGACAATCTCGTTCTTCATGTAAGAGTCGAAGCGAGCGATGTCATCAAGTGCCTGCTTGATGCTTGAGTAGGAGAGGTGCGGTTTGCCGTACCTGTCTTGCAGTTGCTGTGAGATGTTCATCGTACGAACTTCTTAAGGGCGCTCTTCTGCGCCTCAGTAAGCTGCTGTCCGTAGTGCTTCATTACAGAGTCGTATGCCTCGGTGCGGTTGCGTGCTGCCTTCAGGTAAGCTACAGCCTTGTCCATGATGGACAGCCCTGACTCTGACTCTTCTTCTGCGATGGCATCACGGGCTGCCGCTCCGCCTACTGGGACACGACCTGGGGTGGTGGTGGTCTCTTTCCCGTGCATGTTGGTGGAGTCGCTGTCCTTGGTGTCGTCGATGAGGAACATGCCGTTGAGTGCGTACTTACGGGCATAGGAAGACGTAGCACCAGTAACCTGTGAAGCATCCATGCCCTTCTTGGAGTCCTCCTCACGGGCCTGAGCTTGCACGCTGACTATGTTGCCATCGAAGTCAAATACCTCTACCTCTGCACGAACATACACACGGCCTTCGTGAGACATGATGTAATCGCTAATCGTCATGCCAAGTTCGTGCTTGGCGAGCAGCGGCTTCACTGCTTCGAGGATGTCTTCGCATGAGCGGTAGTTGTACTTCCCGAAGCTGTTGAACTGACCCTTGGGGGCTTTCAACTCTGCCTGTACAGCAGCAAGTTTCTTGTGGATG